TGCCGACGGTTCGAGAGATGCAACATGCTGACGTAGGACGTGCCTCCCGGGCCCCAGTTGAATTGGATGTCGATCGACGCTACGGGCAGGGCCAGGGATTCATAACCGGTCGTATACGAGCTGCCGGTGACGGAGACCGCCTGACCGGGAGCGAGATAGGCCGTGGCAAGGCCCAGATAGTTGATCGTCCCCTCGACGATCACGTCAGAGATCGTGCCGAATAGCTCCTGAGCGAAGAGAGCCATATTCGCGCTGAGCGAATAATCGGTCCATTCCCTGACAGTGACTGTTTTCGTGCGCTGGATGCCTTCGACCGTGTAGACGGTACCGCCATATCCCGAGACCGGATACGTCGTACTTAGTTCGCCAGTAGCAACCGGAAGGAACACTTGCACGTCAGTCGGAGGTGTCACCACTCCCCCGCCGTACACCAGACTGGTCGGGCTGACGGTCGTGATCGTACCCGCCACCGGATCGATCTGGACGCCAATCGTGCTTTGGTTGTAAGGAGGTGAACCCGAGGCTGACCAGTAAACCGTGCAGACAGGCGCCGAAGTCATGGCCGCCGCTGTTCCGTCTGAGTTGCGGAAGGCGAACGGGTATGGGAAAATCTGCTGCATCGCGGCTGCGATAATACGATTCACAACCCAATACCGGCGCCACACGTAGTTTCCGGCGTACGAAAGAGCAGTTAGCCGGTAACTATTGTAGTTGGTAGAGGGAAGGGCCTGATCCAGCGTGAGTGTCGATGTCCCGCCAGCTGTCATAGCGGTATTGGCGATGACCCGGGCGGTAAACATCTGCTGTACCGAACCTGGGATAGCGTCGTAAATCACCGTGATCTGGGCATGCTGACCGGTCGCTGTTTGATCGAGCTGATCTACTGCCAGGGTCAGGGCCGTGTTCTGCGAGGTGATGACCACGGACGTGGTGGAGGGGCACGTACACGATCCCTGATCCTGGCCGGTTTGTAAGCTGAGCGTTGCGAATTGCGAGGGAGACCACGCCGCTTTGGCCGCGGCGTTCGACAAGGAGTCGTAGCCGAAATCTTCGGTCAGTCCCCCGGTCGGTATCGCGCCCGACTGGCCCGGCGGATTCGTGACGGTCCACGAGCTGCCCGGCCATTGCTTCAGCGCGAGCGTCACGGCGCCAGTCTGGAGCCCGCCGCGGACAATGAGCTGGGAGTAGCAGTCCGAGATGTCGCGATGCAAATCAGGCATCAGCCAGCGCGGATCTGAACCATTGAGGGTCACCGTGTTGTTAGTGTATGAGCGCTGATCGAGCAGTCGGATGTTGCCAGTGACATCCACATAGAGCCAGTGGTTGGGGTGGCAAGTCTGGACTACCGACTCGATTGATTGAAGGAGTCGCTCTCCAGCGAACGTCAGACGAAACGGCGAGATCACGGTGAGCGCCGCCAGGTCGTTTACTGTAGTGCTCGGCAAAGTCGAGATGATGACGGCCGGCGGGGTCAAGTAACCGGCCCCTGCCGAGACCTGGACGAAACCTGTGATAGCCCCAGCGCTCACCGTGGCCGTGTAGACCGCTTGGCTTGTGCAGGGGCCCGCCACAACGACCGTTGGCGCCACGGTGTAACCAGTCCCGCCTGCTACAAGCGAAATCGAGGTGACCGTCCAGCCTCGGGTACCGCCAAGAACTGCTGTGCCCGCGCCGCCGCTGCCCGCCGATGTCCAATTGCCGATTCCCACCGCGGTCAACCCCGCAACGTTCCCGGGCATCGACAGCAGGTCCAGAACGGCCTGCCCGACTGTGCGCCCCATGCGACTTTCGATCGCGTTGGGGTCATTCAGGGGCATGTTGTAGTTCGCGCAATCCGAGAATGTGTTGCTGTCCGTCACCGGGATGTAATCCGCCCGATTCCGCAGACCAAGGGCCCGATACTCACGGACCCAACCAACTCCTCCTTGATAGCGGTCGGAGTAGCCAATGACGTCGCCGGTGAAATAGGTCGTCCCTGGATAGCTGTTGCCGTTCGACCAAGCGCAGGACTGACCGCTCCAGGGATCAGGCAGCGTAGTCAGCTTCCCCAGCACTCGCTCGAAACTGAGCTGCGGGATTCCCCCGCGAACGTAAGGGGTGCACCGTGTAATGGCGCAATCGTAGGTGATCAGATTCACCTGGGAACCGGCGATCGTCAGGTAATCTTGACTCATCAGCGAGCGCCCATGTTCTGGTAGGATCGCAACTGTTGTTCCATACCGCGGGCGAAATCAGCGACCATCTTTTGCTCGAGCTGACCCATGAAGAAATCAACTTGCTGGGCCAGAGTGTACCCCAGGGAGGAGTTCATCATGCGGTTCCGGCCAACCATGCCTACGACTTGCTGAAGTTCGGCCGGATCAAAGGCGGGATGGGCCGTCCCTCCCATTTGGACACGGAGTTGATTCTGCCGCTGAGCCTCAGCCATGGCTTCATTCTGCTTGGCCGAAGCAGCACGGCGATTGCTGGCTTCGGAAATGTTCTCGCGGGCTTCGCGATCAGCTTTCGTCTTCGCCTGGCGCGCCTCAATCTCGTCTCGTCGTTGTCTGGCCTGAGCCGATCGCAGTTCTTCCTGCGCTGTTTGAGTGTTCTCCCTCGCGACCCGATCTTCTTCCGAATGGACGAATGCGCGGTCCCATTTCTCGCCAGCTTCTTCCTTCTTTTGATCAGCCAGAGCCTCTCTTAACTCTTCCTGGGCGGCCTGTTTAATCTCTTGGTCTACTCTTTTCTCCTCTGATTCCACGAATTTACGATCCCATTTTTCACTTTGGGTTTCAGCAGACCGTGCGGTCTCAAGTCCCCTACGAAATTTCTCGGGAACCTGCGGCATCGCTCCGACAGCCTTTTGTACTTCCTCAGATTCCGGCAGCAATCGCAGCATGCGATTCGCTTCTTCTTCGATTGCGCCTCCACGCTTTTCCTGAAGCTCTCGTATGCGGCCTACGTAATGCGATATATCCCAGCCAGCCGCGCTTGTTCTCCCTTCTGTTTGCATCCTACCAACAAGCTTTTTGTTGTATTCTAATTCAATGTCCTCTTCCCTTGTCAGGCCGAATTTCTGGGCTTCGAGCCCCGCAGCAATCCCGGTCTTGATGTCCCGAGCTTTCCCTTCTCCGAGGAGAGCTCGGACTGCTTTACGATCCGCGGCTTCTTCCTCAGTAGGCTCCTCTATCAGCTTTCTGGCGGCTTCCTCATCTTTCTTCATGGCCTCCGCATGTTCCTTCAGCGCTTTCGTCGCCCTCTCGTGGGCCTCTGCGACCCCAGTCATCTTCTCGGCCCAGGTCGTGAGTTTGGGCAGCAATCCCTCGATCGCGAACAACAACCCGCCAGCCGCCAGACCAGCGCCTGCCGGTCCGCCAATCAGCCCTACCAGGGATTCCAGCAATCCTCCGAGGCGTCCCAATCCATGACCGGTAGCAATCGCGGAGATAGCCTTTTCGGCCTTGATCGCGCCGCCAGCCAGGCCAGCGAATCCGCCTTTGCCGCTTTCCCCGTCGCCTGTTCCGGTTGCGGCTTCTAAAATTGATTGATTTCTAGATATCTCACTGCCAAGATTGTCGTACTGTTCCTTGAACTGACTGGCACTAGGAATCAGTCCGGACCTGAAAGACTCCGCCAGATCATTTTGCTGTCCCGTCAGACTGGCGATTTTTGCTTTCAGATCCGCAACTACTGTGCTGGTGTCGGCCAGAACTTGCTTCGCCTGCTCGACGGTCGTGTCGACTGTCTTCGTCGCTTCCTGGACTTTATCAGCCGCCTTGGCAGTCTCTTTCATCTCTTCGGTGAGATTGTGGAAAGACTCCTTTGCATCGGTGACGATGTCGAGTCCACCCTGCTTGAAAAGTAGGCGTATCTGTTCGTCTTCGTTGAGATCGGCCATCAGTCAGTCCCCTGCCAAAGTTCCCGGATCGTGAGCTTGGCCCAAGGCAGAATCGTCGCCCGAATCTTCAGTAGGTCGTCCGGCCGCACGCCCCGCAGATCCCGCGCTCCAGGCTGCGGCGGATCGCCATCGAACAGGTGCGGCAGGAAGTGATAGCCTTTGACGTTGACCACTTCGCGCCACTCCCCTTTCACGACCCAGGAGCCATGCTCTTCCATCTGCCAGGACAACACCTCGAAATTGGTGATCACCCGGCTGAACTGCCGCCGCGGCGCCAGGGGCGGTCCATCAAGCAATCGGTATTCGCGTGGGGTGAGATTGTTGTTGACACCGCTGGCATGCTGACCGAAGCCGAAGAATCCACCCCGCTTCGTGCGGGGATGCTGGCCGAGCCGCTGGCTGGCGGTTAGTTTGACCGGCTTCGCTGTTCCGGCGTAAATTGCCCGTTTCTGGGCCGCTGTCGGCCGGTAGGTGACCAGGAGGAGAGGGACGCCGTCCTTGTCAGTCCGGTCCACGAGAATGCCCCGCCGGTTCCCCTCCTCGACCAGCAATTCCCAATGTTTCAT